GGGGGGGGCTTGCTCTCGGGGGATGGTGATATTAGGATTCATCCCATTGACCAATAAAAAATTATCCAAAAGGGCCCCATTGACCAACAAAAAATTCTGTAAAAGGGTCCCGTTAGGCAACAAAGAACCGTGTAAATGGGCCTATTGACATTCGTGTTAAGATGCTTGTGGCACTATGAACTAAGACAGACCGGAAGCGCCTAGCTAGCGGGACTCCGGCGAATCAGGTTTTCCAAGGGTGGAATGTCCGAGTATCGAGTCTCGGTGGTGCCGCTATAATGGCAGGGTGGAGCAGTGGTAGCTCGTCAGCCTCATAAGCTGAAGGTCCTCGGTTCGACCCCGAGCCCTGCTTCCATTAACGCACCGATAGCTCAGATGGTAGAGCAGATGTTTTGTAAACATCAGGTCGCTGGTTCAAGTCCTGCTCGGTGCTCCATTTCGTATAGGGGTTGACTCGGCTGATACCATAAAGGCTGATGGATACTACTACTCAGGGACAAGAGGTTCCAACAGCGTCATTGCATTTCCCGGAAGTGCAGAACAAGCACATTTACTACACCGAGTCCAAGATTCTTGGTGTTCCTATCTACACGATGTTTAAGGTGTGGAATACGAAAGACGATGGGGTGTATCAGGGGTCCGCTGATGACCTATTTCCTTCTCACGACGGGAAGCTCATTGAGTTGGCCCCATATTTGTCGTGTTCTAAAAACCCCGGTCAGGCTTGGCGGGCATGGAAGGAGGATACGTATAGAATCGTTGGTAGGGTTACGGACTTCATTCCTTACGAATTTAGGTATGACGCGGAAGACAATCGCGGATTGGGCTATACAATATGGCCGCAAGAGCAGCTTGTGCTTGCCGAGATTTTGGGGTTGCCTGAGTTTGAGTGGGTTGCTAATGTTCGCAAGCGTGCGAAGGAGTGGATGGATGGCGGGAGGCGGGGCTTATGAGTTATTCTGAGGTTTACAACACAGCATCCATGCATCGAGATTGCGACCTTTCCATTAAGCCATGTGGGATGATTCGCATTCCCGACGATGACGACCTAGAGGGTGCTAATGATTACGTGCTTGAGTTCGTGTCTGTTGTGAAACAGGTGCTTGCGTCCTCTGAGCAGGAGGGGGTTTTCCTTATGGGCAAGGAGATGGCCAATACAGGAAGCGGCGTTAGGTTCCGCTTGTATTCAAAAAAGGCTGATGCCTGAGCAGAGCCCCATATTAGCCACCTCTGTAGCGCAGGCGGCTACGGACACACGCATGACGGAGTTCAGGAAGACGAAGGAAGCTGTGTTGGCGTTGGAAATGCTGGCTGAGGGGAAGGGGTATAAGGAGATTGAGGCCGAGACGGGGTTGACGCATAGCACGATTAGTGCGTTGAAGGCGCGGCACGCTCAGCCATTGGAAGAGAGGAAGGCCATGTTGGCTATGGATGGGTTTGACATGGCTGAGCGGCTGAGGCTGGTGGTGTTGAGGAAGCTGGACATGATGGCTGATGATGATGATCAGATTAGGAAGGCGAGCTTGAAGGACTTGGTGTTGCCGTGGGGGATTGCTCAGGACAAGGGAATGCTGGCGGCTGAGGGGAATAAGGTGCAAGTGGAGCACACAAAGGGGAAGGTGGGGTTGGAGGATGCCGTTAAGGCTATTGAGGAGGCGAAGCGGCTCTTGGAAACGGATGTCATTGATGTAACGGAGGAGAAGGAATGAGCGGGAAGGGAAGCAAACAACGGCCTAAGCAAGTGTCAGACAAAGAGCTTGAGGAAAATTGGAAGCGTATATTTGGGAAATGAGAAACGCTTGCATTGAGGTTCCTGTGTTTCGGCGCGTTGTGCATTTTTGGTGCGGGAAGAAGGTGAGGAACAAATGCTTGGAGCTTACGGGGGAGAAGATGCTAGTGGGCGATCCGGCTATGTGTGTGCGTAAGAACGGCGAGGTGTATGTGTTTGTTGATGCTCGTGAGGAAACACAGAGGGTTGTGGCGCATGAATGCCTGCACGCCGCTAATTACATTATTGATATGTGCGGGATGAAGGTGAGTGCTAAGAACGACGAGCTTAGTGCGTATTTGATGGATTATTTGATTGAGCAGTGGTATGAAGTGGCAACAGCATAAGTTATTAAAGCCGCCGACGCCTGAGCAAATGGCTAGGATGGAGCCTGAGCAGCTAGTTGAGCTGCATACGCTCTATCACGAAGCCATTAAGAACGCCAATGATGATCCGTATAGATACGGGTTTAGATTGCCGAGGTGGGACTACGCTGATAAGATGATTGCGGAATACAGGACGCTCCTATTGCTCGGTGCGAACAGAAGTGGCAAGACGCAATACTGTGCAAGGCAAATAGTTACGCAATCTCTAGCAAATCCCGACTCCCTGATCTATTGCTTTAGCCAGAACAAGGAGACGAGCATCCTTGTTCAGCAGAGCGCCATTTACAACGCGCTACCAAAGGAACTAAAGGAAAAGCGGTTTACGAAGGTAGCCAACCTGAACTATTCTTTCAAAAACGGCTTTACGGACAACGGGTTTATCCTAGAGAACGGGACACGGGTGGTGTTTAAGTTTTATACGCAATGGCTACAAGACGATACGATTCTGGAGGGCATGGAGCTGGGAAGCCCATTCCCAGAGGGCGTTAATATAGGAGCATGGTGTGATGAATACCTCCTTGGAATGGACCTTTTGGACCGTCTTCGTCTTCGTTTGGCTACCCATGACGCTAAACTACTGCTATCGTTCACTCCTAAAGATGGGGAGACGGAAACGGTAAAGAACTTCCGCAATAACGCCACAACCATTGAGCGAGTTCGGGTGAGCGAGGGGTTGATTAAGCCCCAGAGTGTTCCGGTGGTGGAGAAGAACGACCGCATGGACACGGGCATCATCTATTTCCACAGTAAGGACAACCCTTGGAGCGGGTATCCCAGCCTATTAAGCCAGTGTATTGCCAAGGGGGACGACAATTACACGCTTACGGCGTTGTATGGCGTGCCCACGAAGTCTGCTGCCACCATCTTCCCGAAGTTTCAGGATGTTAATGTCATTGAAGCGGACAAGATTCCCAACCATAACGTGACACGTTATATGGTGATTGATCCAGCTGGCCGCAAGCCGTGGTTCATGACATGGATTGCTGTGGATGCTAGTGATACGTGGTATGTCTATCGTGAGTGGCCTATGGGGGAGTGGGCGCGGGAGCGCGGGGGTAAGTGGGTGGCTGGCGAGGCTTGCCGTGAAAAGCTGGGATATGGGGTAAGGGAATACGCAGAGCTTATATTGGAGCTTGAGCAAGGCGAGAAGATGGCACAGCGGCTTATTGACCCCCGCATGGGTGCGCACAAGTATTCAGCCGAGCACGGCGGGCAGAGTGACTACATTTCCGACCTAGAGAAGAACGGGATGGTTGTCATTCCTGCTCCGGGCATTGAGGAGGAGCCGGGATTGCAGGCAATTCAGGACAAGCTCGCGTGGAATGATAAGCGTGAGATGGATGCACAAAACCGCCCCCACCTCTACATTAGCGACCAATGCCAGAACACGATTAAAAGCCTACAGGAATACGACTGCACGCCACGAACAGAGGCCCTAAAAGACCCCATTGACTGTTTAAGGTACGCCGCAGTTCACGGACTCGTCCACATAGACGCCAAATCACTACAAACCACCCGCACGGGACAAGGAGGATACTAATGAAAACAAGAATTACAGAACTAGCTGAGAAAAACAGCGTGAAAATCGAGGAGGCTATGCAGATTGTAGCCAAAAAGATTGACGCTTCGGAAAAGACAGGCAAAGGCAAGAACACGTGGCTTACGGAGGAAGGTGTGGCTAAGTTTGAAGCCGCCTGTATTGCTAGGCTTGCCGTGCCCGACTTGGTGTATGGGCGTGTATTGCGAGAAGCCCCCAATCGAAAGTGGGTGTATGTGCAGCTTGTTGAGACCAAGGAAGTGAAGCCAGCGATGATTCCACGCCGCCTCATTGGCCGCATCCGCATAGGCAAAACCATCCCCCTCCATCGCATTGAGGACGAAGGGGGTGTGGGTTATCGCCACGCAGTCCTCACTGGCCCATACAATGCCTAGAGATTTAACACAAGACAGGGAGTGGTTGCGGATGCAAAGCGACCGCTTTTTAGGCTTTGAGGTGCTGCATCAAGCCATCACAGCCACTCCCCACACCCTAAGTGCTTCCGAATTAGGTGATAAAATAGGGGTCTGGAAGGGCTATACGCACCAAGTCCTTAAGGATATAAAATCTAGACAACAACATGGATAAGCAAGACAAGGCCCTAATCTACGCACCTACCAAAAAGCCGAACGTAATTGAACTTCGGGAGGCCTACGACAGCACGCTAAACGATTTAGAGCCTTTTCTTGAGCAATGCCGTGACAGCTATGACGCACGGCGCAACTATTGGCCGGGGAAGAGCAAAGACCTCCGCAAGCACGGCGCTGATGCGTTTCCTTGGGAGGGAGCGTCTGACATGGAGGCCGATGTTGTTAATGAGCGCCTTGACGCGTTTCAAGCCATGTGTCTCACGGCCCTTAATAGAGCCAACATCCGCGCCTATCCCACGGAACCCGGAGATATTCAGCGTGCCGCCGTTGTTAGCACGTTCTTGAAGTGGATGGTGCATAGCTACATTCCCCGGTTTAAGCAGAACGCCGAGCTTGCCGCCAGCTACATGTTTGAGCGTGGCATTGCTATTACATACGTGGGCTGGAACAAGGAAGATCGCACGTATAAGCAGCTATTCACGCTGGATCAGCTCATCCAGATGGGGCCGCAAGGCATGGACATGGCCGAGAAAATCATGTCCAAAGAAGCCGATGATGAGATTATTCAGATGTTCCTAGGGGTTTACCCCGACACGCCTAAGAAACGGCTTAAAAAGGCCCTTAACGACCTCCGCAAGACGGGACAGGCTGAGATTCCCGTAGTGCGCCAGAGCGTCAATCATCCATATGTCGAAACCCTGAGCCCGGATGGTGATTTCTTCT